ATAACGGTTCGGTCAGATTATTTTGGGGAGCACCAAATTTTGGATTTTTTGATAACACTAGAGTGATTAAATCATCACCTGATAGTTATTTTAAACACGTTTTATCCGGTGAGTCAATACAACAAAACTTCTTAATTGACGGTGACCAAAACAATTACACCAAAATTAGTGAGTTATTTACAACTTTTGAGAAAGATATTCTAGATTTGTTTGAGTCCGAGTTTTTAAATTTTAGTAGAAGTGTGTATGACTACCAACAAACCATACCCCCAACACAAACAACAGAAACTGAAACGGAAATAACAAATAAAAACTTTCAGCAGTTGATGAGAAAAATGTTTGTTGTTAAAAAACCAACAGGTACTACCGGTGATTTAATAATATCTGAAACAGTAACTAACCAAAAACTAACATTTGAATCTTATTTTAAACAATTCTTGGAGTATGACGTAGTGTTGAAAATTGGCAACCCAACAATGTTTGACCGAAGAGTATTTTATACATTCTCTAGTAAGTTTTTTGTTGACCCAATTAGTTATTTTGGTTATAATCAAACAACTCCAGGATTTTTACCGACCAGTGGGGGAACAATAACTTTGGCTCAATCTAAAGCTGCTTACCCTAAAACATGGAAAGATTTAGAACTTTATGTTGGATTTTCCGAAATACCCGAACTACAATATAAAGATTCGGGATCATATATTACAGACTTCTTTGTTGATCTAAATGTACAGTTCAGTTCAAAAAATATAATTGATTTTGCACCAATTATTAAAATATATGCGACACAGAAACTTAAAGACCCAACATTAAATTACACCAAATTTTATGATTTGATGAATACATATTTGGATAGTTCTGAAAAATACCTAAACGATTCTTTAGAGGTACTAATGACATCAGTCAGGAAAGATTTACCTGGAATTGTATCAATATCAATAGACGATCAAAGTAAGTATAAAGAATACGAAGGTGAACAAACTAGGTTTGAATTATGGGAACTGTTCAAAACATTAAATGATACCTGGATATCTGGTGGAGATTTTAAAACAAAAACCTTATTTGAAGACGTTATGTTGGTTGACAGAGCTAGTAGGGATATTGGTGACAAAATATTAGTGGATATTTTTAAAATTAAGTCATTAATAGATAATGATAATGTTAAAATTAATTTATTGGACGTGGTAACAACAATACTGACAAATAATAATTTTATTCATTTTATGTTACCGTCTTACGTTAATTTTTACAATGTACAAGACGTTGTAAAAAACCCAATCCCAAGAACTGAGGGTAGTCTAGAATTTGCTAATTCGTTATTTGGTACATTTTTAAATGTGGATTATCGTAAATCATCCCCCAAGTTTTTATGTATGTACGCTTCAAAACCGAGTGAACATTTGGACATGAAAGAAAATATTGACTATAGATTCAGAAATGACGCTTTTGATTTACGAAGAGCTAGTGATAATCCATTAGTTGAAAACCAAATAAACAAAACAAATTGGGCTACATCTAATAAAGTGGTCGGATTTAATGTTGATGTTGGTCCACAAAACCAACAAATATTTAAAGAGTTTAGTGTGTCACAAGATCCTGGTAAACCAACAAGTGAATCAATTGCCGCTATTGATGATATGGCAAATCAAAACAGGAATAGAACATCAACTACACAAAGTAATTCACTATATAACATTTATAAAAATAGAAGTTATAGTTGTTCGGTTGAAATGATGGGTAACGCTCTCATCCAACCTATGATGTACTTTAATTTGAGATATGTCCCAATGTTTAGTGGACCATACATGATAACAAAAGTTTTACATAGGGTTAGTGAGAATGGATTTGATACCACATTTGAAGGCATACGACAACCGTTTTATAGTATTCCAAAAATAGATAGTTTTATTCAGTCATTAACAAAAAACATAGTATCAAAAATTAGGGAGGAAATTAAAGAGAGTTACACTAGATCAAAATTAGACCCAAACAACGTTTTATTCCAAAAAGATACAATATTAGGTAATTTAGGTTCTAAAGAAACTTTAACAACAAACCAAGACTGTTCAGATAAGTTATTACCACAGTATGGATTATATTATAACCTAACAAACCCAGTTCAAACTAAAGTAACATTTAAAGACGTATTTGATAAAATTATATCTAAATTAGAAGCTTTAAACTTTAAAGATGACACAACAAATAATTTATTTTATTTGGAAAATGGAGCTTCATTTATTTTTAGTACAATGTATGTCGATACAGGAGTTTCCACAGGGTTCGAAGCTTATGAAAACAATTTCTCAACAATAAATTTAACTGAATTTTATGGTGGTGATTTGACATCATATATGACTACTAAATATTTTTGTGTGACTAGAGGTAACACACAAACAACAAACATACCCGTAGCTCAATTTGAAACGTTGGATAAATTTTTAGACTTTTTCGCAGCTAAGTTTAGTGGCAAGATTGTATCCTTAACAAAAGAAATCAATTCGTCAACCACTCCAGCTATTGACACATTATTAAAGTATTACGTACTAGAGTGGCCTGTAAAACAAAATGACGATGTGTTAACTCTACTAACTGAAGACGATAAAGTTAAAATCCAATCTAGAATTAAAGAAGGTTTATTAAAATTCCAAGAACTGTATAAAAAGTAATTTTATTACAGATTGATATATTTATATATATAAAAAAAAGATTATGAGTAACACAAAATTAATTTTAGATAACTACCTAGGTAAAAACACTAGAATCAGTGAGAAAGATTCCGGTAATGGGTATAAAGAGGTTTGTGATTTGGATACCGGTGACTGTTACACTATAAGAATGAAAGACGGTCTAATTGAACGGGTTGATAATACAATGAATAAATTTAAAAAAATTCAAGTAGAAACTACCACAGGAATTAAACAATTATTAAACGGGTAACATGAGAATAGACGAAAAAATAATTAAAGAAATTGAAAGATACAATAGTATTAATAAATACATTGTTGAACAAGCTGAATTAGAACCAGCTGCCGCTTTACCGGCAGAAGAGCCAGCACCAGGTGGGGATATACCTCCACCACCAGCGGGAGATGTACCTCCAGGACCAGGTGGGGATGTACCCCCAGGACCAGGAGCTCCAGCACCACCAGCAGCACCTGGAGCTACAGCACCACAAGCACCCCCAACAGTTGATGTTGAAAAGGATCCGGATGTTGAAGAGTTAGGTAAAGAAGAAGGTGATACTGGTGAAGGTGAAACGGAAGAGTTGGATATTACCGATTTGGTAGACACACAAAAAACAATGTCAGATAAACAAGAAGAATATTTTGACAACCTATTCAACCAATTAAGTTCCTTAGAATCTAAATTAGGTGAGATGGATAATTTAGTTACTAAAATAAATGATTTAGAAACAAAATTAGAAAAATATAGACCAAAAACACCACAAGAAAAATTAGAATTAAGATCTCTAGATTCAGGACCATTTCAACAAAAATTATCAGACTTCTTCGTTGACAAACAAGAGGAGATGGAAAAATCTGGTAAAAATGAATATGTCTTAACTACAGATGATGTTGAGGATTTTTCACCAAAAGAAATTGAAGATACATTTGAAGCTCGAGACGAAGACGACTTTAATAAATTTAAATAATTTAAATAGTGGGACCAAAAGTCCCATTTTTTTTTCACTCAGCTTATTGACAACGTAATTTAATTCACCTATACTTGGTATTGTAAACTTTTAATAATACAAATATATGGCGACAAATGTCTTAGACGCGGTACTAGCACAGTACGAACAATCAAAACAAAGTGGTTCTTCTTCCACTTCAAAAATGTCACAAGAAGAAAGAATGAAAAAGTATTTCGCAGCTATCCTTAAAGATACCGAAAAACAAGGTCAAAGAAGAATCAGAATTCTACCAACAAGTGACGGATCTTCACCATTCAAAGAAGTGTGGTTTCACGAAATCCAAGTAGATGGTAAATACCAGAAGTTTTACGATCCGGGAAAAAATGATAACGAACGTTCCCCTTTGAATGAAGTTTATGAAACTTTAATGTCAACTGGTAGAGATTCCGATAAAGAATTAGCAAAACAATATAAAGCACGTAAGTTTTACATTGTTAAAGTAATTGATCGTGATAACGAACAGGATGGTGTTAAATTTTGGAGATTTAAACACAATTACAAACAAGAGGGAATACTTGATAAAATCATTCCAATTTGGAAAGCTAAGGGTGATATCACAAATCCAGAAAATGGTAGAGACTTAATCCTTGAGTTAACTAAAGCTAAAACACCAAAAGGTGGGGTATATACAGTAATTCAAACAATTATGTATGATGACCCAAGTCCAATTAGTTCTGACACTGAAGTATCTGAAGAGTGGGTGAACAATGAATTAACTTGGGAGGATGTGTACTCTAAAAAACCAGTTGAGTACCTTGAAGCTATCTCAAGGGGAGAAACCCCAAGATGGGATTCCGACGCTGGAAAGTATGTGTATTCAAACGACACTGAAGAAACGGTATCTATGGGTGGTGGATCAAAATCAATTAATGAAGTTGAGGATCCACAAATTAATGACGATATTGATGAGGAATTACCGTTTTAACTTTTAAACTAACTTGGGTATCAAAAAATAATCCGGTACCCAAGTTTTTATTTTTTAACAAAATTACACATAAAAAAATATGGCAATAAAGAAAAACGATTTTAGTTCATTGAAGAAGAAATTTTCTACTTCAGCAAAATACAAACCACAAAGATTTTTTGATTTAGGACAACCATTTTTAGATGCTGTTGGTTTACCAGGTCCTGCAATGGGACATATCAATATGTTTTTAGGGCATTCAGATACAGGTAAGACAACTGCGCTTGTAAAAACTGCTGTTGACGCACAAAAGAAAGGAATACTTCCTGTGTATATTATTACTGAACAAAAATGGAGTTTTGAACACGCAAAACTTATGGGGTTTCAGTGTGAAGAAGTTGTGGATGAAGAAACAGGTGAGCTAGAATGGGATGGGTTTTATATCTTCAACAATAACTTTGATTATATAGAACAAATTACCGACTACATTAATAGTTTGTTAGATGCACAAGAAAAGGGCGAATTGGATTATTCACTATGTATTATGTGGGATTCAGTTGGTTCTGTACCATGTAAAATGACATATGAGGGTAAAGGTGGGAAACAACATAACGCTTCCGTATTAGCTGATAAAATTGGTATGGGAATTAATCAACGTATTTCAGGATCTCGTAAGTCAGATTCTAAATATGAAAACACCCTAATTATTGTTAACCAACCGTGGGTTGAACTACCCGATAATCCTTTTGGTCAACCAAAAATAAAAGCTAAAGGTGGTGAAGCTATCTGGTTAAACTCATCTTTGGTATTCCTATTTGGTAATCAGAAAGGTTCTGGTACCACAAAAATTACAGCTACAAAAGATAAAAGAACCGTTAAGTTTGCTTCTAGAACAAAAATATCTGTAATGAAAAATCACATAAATGGACTGGGATATGAGGATGGAAAGATTATAGTAACCGCACATGGGTTTTTACCAGGAAAAGATAGTACGGAAGAAAAGTCCTCAATCGAACAGTACAAAAAAGAATACGCTGACTATTGGAAAGAAATTATTGGTGTTGAGGGAGATTTTGATTTGAAAACAGAAAAAGAAGAAACTGAATAATGGAAATTAAATTAACTCACGAAGAAGTTATGAGTATGGTTGAAACCTTAAACGGGTTTTACAGCCGAGTACCAACCATACAAGACTATTTCCTAGAAAGGAAAAAAGAAAAAATAGTTAATATTGATGTTGAAAAATGGAGTGAAAAATTATTCAATGATCATACATTACAACCGAAAGATATGGATATAGTTGTTGAAGTAATTGATCAAAACACACTAAATAATTTAGCACAAATAATAATTAGTTTACCATTAGAATCACAAATAGGTAGACAAGTTACCCTTGGTGTTAAGGAGGGTACTTCTGGAAAATATTTGGGGTTTATCAAAATAGCTTCACCAGTATTATCAATTAAACCGAGGAATGATTTTTTTGGTGAAACACTAAAAGCTACACATGTCAACAAACACATGGTTAATGGGGCTATTATTGTACCAACACAACCATTCGGTTTTAACTGTTTAGGGGGTAAGTTATTAGCTTTAATTTGTAGTTCACATTTAGTGTTAGATTTATTTAATTCCAAATATGGTGATAAAATGAATTTGTGTTTTTTGGAGACAACATCACTATATGGAAATATAAAAGGATCATCACAGTATGATGGATTGGAACCATACATAAGATATAATGGTATGACCGAGTCTGATTTATTCTTATTCCCAAGCGATGAAATATACATGGAACTTAGAAATTATCTAAGACCAATATATGGTAAAGAAGAGTGGAACGGAATGTTAGTGGATCCGGTACCGTCAGCTCCAAAGATGAGGGAGTACTCAAAGATAATTCAAATAATTAAGTTACACCTTAAAGAACTTGATCCTGAAGAGTATATTAAGTTTAATGAATTCGTTAAATGTTGTATGAAAACAAAAACGAAAAAAAGATATTACTACACAAACTTTGGGTATTCAAATATTAAGGAACACATCCTATCAAATGGTGATATTTGTTTGGAAAAAAAGGAAAATTTTCACAAACATTCTCTAGATAATGTAATTGAGGTTTGGAGAAAGAAAGCTCAAAAAAGATGGGAAAAACTTAATTCCGAAGAAAGATTGAAAAATCAGTTGGAGGTGTATTCACTTGAAAAAATCCAGAATATGGATTACGAAATTATTAGATAGATGTCAAACCTTGTAATTATGTATTAATGTCAAAAACATTATTAGTAGATGGTAATAACCTATTAAAAATAGGTTTTCACGGAGTAAAAGATTTTTTCAATAAGGGACAACATGTTGGTGGAATATGGCACTTTCTAAACACTTTGAGGAAATTCCTAGAGGAAGAAAATTATACCAAAGTAGTTGTCTTCTGGGACAGTGAAACTAGTACTTCACAAAGAAGATTGTTATACCCTAAGTATAAATTAAATCGTAAAATATCAAATGAAGTTGATTTTAAAGAGGTTTCTTTTGGTCAACAAAAACAAAGGGTTAAACAATACCTGGAGGAGATGTTTGTTAGACAAGTTGAAGTTGGTCACTGTGAAGCTGATGATCTTATAGCTTATTATTGTCAAATTTCTTTAGATGAAGAAAAGACAATATTTTCAGGTGATAGAGACTTGACACAATTGATTTCTGAAAAAGTTAGGATTTACTCACCAAATACAAAACAGTATTACAAGTACGGTGACAAAATAAAATTGTATGATATTGAGATACCACATTACAATATAAAAACATATAAAATTTTAGCTGGAGACACTTCAGATAATATTGATGGTATATTCTATCTGGGTGAAAAAACTTTTATTAAATTATTTCCTGAGATACTTGAAAATGAAATTTCTTTTACCGATATTTTAAACAAGGGTGAAGAACTGATAAAAGAACAAAAAGACAGTGTTGTTTTACAGAACTTACTGAGTGGGAAAACTAGGGAAGGTATATTTGGTGATGAATTTTTTGTAATCAATAAAAAATTGGTGGACCTATCCGACCCCTTGATTAGTGATGAAGGTAAAGAGTTGGTCGAGTCATATTATAAAGAATCTTTAGACCCGGATGGTAGGGGACATAGAAATCTAATAAAAATGATGATGGAAGATGGGTTCTTTAAATACCTACCAAAAGGTGATGACGCTTGGGTTAAATTTTTAAAACCTTTTTTAAAGTTGTCCA